AGTAACTTTAGGTAAACCATTTTTAACTCCTGATGGTCCTAAAAAGAGATCAGTATACGTTAAGAATGCAAAAGGAAACATAGTTAAAGTAAATTTCGGTCAAAAAGGAGTTGCAATTAAAAAGCATTTGCCTAAACATAGAAAATCTTACAGAGCAAGACATGGATGTAAAAACCCTGGGCCAAGATGGAAAGCAAATTATTGGTCTTGTAAAGCATGGTAATATGATAAAACTAAAAGACATACTATTAGAAATGGGTTCGATTACAATCAAGCCTATTTTGGATTTATACGATCAGAATCCCGAAAGAGTTTCTAATGCTTTATTTCCAGGTAAAAAAACAAAGTCTAAAGCGGAAGTAGAAAATGAATTAAAAGGCTTCGATTATAATGAATTCTCTCAATTTAGAGATGAACTTGGAGTTGAAATAGAAGAAGCAGAAAGAACTAAAGCTGGAAGAAAGGTAAATAAAGCCTATCTTACTAAGAATAAGTCTGCAATGAAAGGCGAGATCGATAGAGTTGCAAAATTAAGCAACGATGATCCTTCTGCGTACACTAAATGGGACGCAGATTACGCAGACAAAGACAAAAAGAAACCATACGCAACTAAAAAATCGGCAGCCACTTCAGCTTACGAAAAAAGATTTGGAAAGAACGAAAGCATTAACGAAGGCGACGCAGATAAAGCGCTATCAAATAAAGCGAAAGCAACCGGCATATCAAAAACAGTTTTAAGGGGCGTATACGATAAAGGTTTGGCCGCTTGGAAAACTGGGCACAGACCTGGAGTTGGACAGCATCAGTGGGCAATGGCAAGAGTTAATTCTTTTGTAACTGGAAAAGGCGGAGCAAGAAAAGCAGACAAAGGCTTATGGAAAAAAGCAAGCAAATCTAAAAAGAAAAAAAGTAATCTAGAAGAACTTAGTCTAAAGAAAATGCTAGGAACAGCAGCGTTAGCCGCAGGATTAGCAGGTTCTCCAAATGTGGCTCAAGCACAAAATCAAGCTCCGGTTTCTCAATCTCAACAACAAGATACTGCTCAAACAGCGACTGCTACGTATGCACATCCAAACGAAAATACGGCAAGAAGTGTTGCAACAACTAAAGCTCGAGCAGCGTTAGCAACTAAATTAGGAAAACCAGAAGGCTCAATAAGCACTTCAATAGTAGATACAAAAATGTACAAGCTAGCAGACGGTAGGTACGAATGCACAGCAACTGTTAAAATAAATTGATAAAATACCAAATAATGAAACTTAAAGACTTACTTAAAGAAGCAGTAGCCGAAATCTCTTACAAAAATTCAGGATTAAAGAAGCCAAACTTAGCTGACTTAGATAAAGACGATGAAATCTCTTCTTATGAAAAGAAAAGAGGCGACGCTATTGAAAAAAGCATGAAAACTGAATTCAAAACGCAAGCACCTAAGAAAGAAGGAATCAGATTTGGTAACGAAGAACGACCAATGGAAACAATGCCATCATTATCAAGATCTGAGATGACAGCAATGGATTCTAGAAATAATATATGTAAAGAGTGTGGAGCCGCTATGATGTACGAAGATAAAATGTGCGCAGAGTGCGGATATATGGAAGAAGATGGAGATGCTACTTCTTTGGAAGCCGCTCTTATTGGTGGCCCAGTTAAGGACGACAAAGACGGATATTCAGAAGGAATGGATCACGAAGTTTCAATGGCAAAAGCCAGTCTACAAAATATAGTAAGCAACGCAAGCGCATTAATGAATAAAATGGGTGACGAAGAGATTGATATTCCAGCTTGGGTTCAAGACCATATTACAAACGCTGACAATTATATTAGTCAAGCAAACGACGGATATTACGAATACGAAGCTGGAGAAGGAAACGAAACGCCTGATCAAGAAGTATACGAAGCAAAAGGTACAGATAAATTTGGTTATACTAAAAATGGTCAAGCGACTGGACCTTTTAGAGGCGCTCAAGGACCAATGCAGATGGCAAGCGGTAATTTGGAAGCTAAAAAGAAATAATTATAAGCATGAATCTAGATAAATTAAAAGGTCATATACCAGATAAAGTAATTGAACAGATTCCTGGAGTAATGGAGAAATTCCAAATCAACACTCCATTGAGATTGGCTCATTTTCTAGCTCAATGCGGTCATGAATCTGGTGGATTTAGATTGACAAAAGAAAACTTAAACTATTCTGCCAAAGGTTTGAATGGCATTTTTAAGAAGTACTTTCCAACATTAGAATCAGCTTTGCCTTATGAAAGAAAACCTGAGAAAATTGCTAATAAAGTTTATGGAGGTAGAATGGGTAACGGCGCAGAGTCAACTGGAGATGGCGCTAAATATTGTGGTCGCGGTTACATCCAATTAACCGGTAAAGACAACTACACAGCATTTGGAAAATCAATCAACGAAGACATTGCAACTAACCCAACATTGGTTGCTGACAAATATGCTTTATTATCTGCAGCTTGGTTTTTTAATAAGAACAAATTGCACATAATGGCTGATGGTGGTGCTACTGATGCAGTAGTTACTTCAATCACAAAAAGAGTAAACGGTGGAACTATCGGATTACCTGACAGAATCAAACATTTCAAAGAATATCACGCATTGTTATCATAATGAATAAAGACTTAGACATATTAAAAGCAATTCTTTTAGAAGCCGAAGGCGACGAGAAGGAAATAGAGAAAAACGACGCGGAAGAAAAAGCTGACAACAGAGCTAGCGAAAAAAACGACAAACCCGACTCTTCTTTTGATAAGGACCCAATGGGTTTTATTCTAAAGAAGTATCACACATTAAACGAGTTATTGAGTGAATTAATGACTCCTGATTTTAAGGAATACATTACTGCTATATTCATTCAGTCACCTAAGCCTACTACTTTTAAAATTGTTTTACATAACACTCAATACTTCTATTTAAGTTATATGGGTGATGGCATATACGAAGCTATTATAGCAGGTAAAAGACACTATTTGTCTTCTATCGGTGAAAAGGAAAGAGCAATGAAAGGCATTAGTCGATTGCTACAACAAGGCAGTCCATTAAAAACAAAAGGACCTGAAGGAGCTGAAGAGGGAACAAGACCAGACGGAGAAGACGATGGCAGTTTAAGCGGTGGAAATAATAACGGAGGCGGAGATCAGACTGGAGTTGAAACCACACCAGCTGCAGAAGAAGAGGACTCAGACAATGAACCACTAACAGAATCAATCATACTAAAAGCTTTAATTAAAGAAGCGGCAATTCCTGACTTAAGATCGGCTTTCAATTCAGAAATGAAAAGATTAAATTTGCCTGGAGATAAAGGCACTAAAAAGCCTGCGCACATAAGATATCAATTAGGCACCGATCCAGCTAAAAGCATTACTAAAGCAGCAGATAAAGTATTGGGTAAAGGCAACTATACTATGGCTGATGTAAAGATGGGATCTAAAGATTCAGCTTCTGGAAGTTACCCAACTATCAAAGTAACAGTAACGAAACCTACACAAAATTTCAAAAAAGGAGATTTTGTTTTAATAGTAAATCAAACTGGTCAAGAAAATAAAACAGTTACTTTCAAAGCTTTAACTCCTGTTAAATTAGGAATCGCTGGAGATTATAAAGATTTAAACAGTCTAGTACAAGCAACTACAAGAGCGGTTCAAAAAGATAAAAACTTAGGAAAAATATTGACAGGATTGGTTACAGATACAGCGAATAATACGCCTACTTCAAAATCAGGTCTATCTAAATTAAGAAGCGGTAAAACAAATGTACCACTTTCAAAACAAACTACGCAAGCATTAGGCGGCATTTCTAAAGAAGACAAAAATACAATAGGTAAAGACTTTGGAGAAGTTCTTGGAGGAATATTCTTGGGTAAAATGGTTGGAATTAAAAAATCACTTAACTTCCCTAAAGGAAACGAACCATTAGTTGACTTCTACATTGATGGATACAAAATATCTTCTAAATACGAGAAAGGCGCGACAGCTTCTTTAACTGATTTGTTGAAAGCAATTAAACCAGATCAAATTAAAGGCGACAAAGATCAATATGCTCTATACAAAGCATTGTTGCCTATGATGAGTGAGACAAGTCCGAATGCTTTCATACGTGTAGCTTCTGCCTTTCCAAAAGATATGCCGGCTATTCAAACATTAGGTAATATCATAGGAGTTGATCCAAAGAGTTTAACATCACAAGACATCAACGACTATATTAAGAAGCTTTTTGCAAAAACAAACGCAAAAACGGCCAAACAAAAAAACGACGTATTCTTTAAAAAGTTTGGTAAGCTCTTCGCAGAAATGAAAAGAAATCCAGGAAAAGCTGGAGGAGTTGAATGGGATACAATGAAGAAAAAAACTGGTGACAATGGATATTACGGAGCTATAACTTCTCCATTATCTTATTATGTAGCCGATCAAATGAATACAAAACCTAAATTTGTGCAAGCGTTAAAGGAAATGATTTCAAAAACTGGAGTTAAACAAATGTACTTGACTTTTGATTTAAAGGGTGATGGTAGCATGGGCTTTGATGTTAGATCATTCAACGATCCAAACGCCAGTTTCAAATTTGATATTCCAAGCTTGAGCACACTAAATCCAACAAGTAGCAAATTAGGTTTCTCTTTAACTAAATAATTGAGTACCATAGACTTTAGTTAAAAAGTATCAAGAAAATTTATTAAATTGGTTATATGAAAAAGATTACGTACGGTGTCATGAAAACTATCGATGGCATCAAAATCCACTACATTCAAGATCCGGGACAGAATAGAAAACCTCACAATTTGAAAGGCCCTGCAATGATATACGCTGACGGCAAAGAGGAATACTACATAAATGGACTTAGAATGTCCCATTCTCAATTTTTATTAATTAGTAAAAAGCGCATCTACGACTCTGTGGCAGAAGAGGCTTAGTGGCATATTTATTAGAAAACTAGAAAACTATGAAAATAGCAATCAAAGGCGTTATCGTCTTATTTTTATTGGCAGCAATTTGGTTACTTGTTAAAGAATTTGATGGTGTTAGATTCAAAACAGAGTCTTACGAAAACACAATCGATTCTTTAGCCGTTCATATTGATTCCTTACATGTTCAGAACGATAGCTTAGAAACCGCTATCATTGACGAAGAGTACAAGAACAAAGTGCTAATTGTTAAATCGAACATTTTAAAAGACAATATTAAAGCTTTAAAAGAAGACAAATCAGAGTTAGAGGCGGCAGCTAAAATGCGCCCTCACGAGATAGACAGCTTCTTTGTTGTTAGATACGCAGAGCAATACAAAGTAGAAACAAAAGACACAACGATTCTACCAGTGCCGGTTTCTAAGGCTGTTGTAGTTGACTTAGTAGATTTGGATAGAACTAGAAATATTGTTTTAAATCAAGACAGCTTAATCACTAACTTAGAATCTACTGTAAATGGTAAAGATAAAGTAATTGTAACCTTAAGAACTAAAGAGGGCAACTACGAATCAATCATACAAAAGCAAGTTCAACAACAAGACAACTATAAAATTATGGTTGAAGGCTTAAAAGGCGACATTAAAAAATTGGACAGAAAAAATAAAATCAATAAGCTTACTAAATTTGGAATGGGTTTTCTAATCCTTGGTCTTGCAGTAACGCATAAATAATGGCAGACAGTCAGATCGATATAAAAGAAAGAATTAAGCATGAGTTTATAACTTGCGCTAAAGATCCGGTGTATTTCATGAAGAAGTACTACATGATCCAACATCCACAAAGAGGCAGAATGTTGTTCGATCTTTATCCATTTCAAGAAAAGGTATTAACCTTATTTCAAAAACATCCCGAATCCATAATCAATAAGTCAAGACAGTTGGGTATCTCTACTCTAGTGTCCGCTTACTCTTTGTGGTTGATGATATTTTCAAAAGATAAGAACGTTCTTGTAATTGCAACCAAGCAAGATACAGCAAAGAACATGGTTACAAAAGTTAGATTTGCTTACGATAACCTTCCAAACTGGATGAAGATTGGAGCCGCAGCAACTTCCAACAACGCATTAAGTTTAAGACTAACAAACGGTTCTCAAATCAAAGCTGTATCGGCAGCAGGTGACGCAGGTCGTTCGGAAGCTGTATCTTTACTGGTGATTGATGAGGCAGCATTTATCGATAACATTGAAACCATCTACACCGCTGCTAAGATGACCTTGGCTACAGGTGGTGGATGTATAGCTTTATCTACTCCTAACGGTGTTGGTAACTGGTTCCACAAATCTTACACAGAAGCACAATTACAAAAGAATAGTTTTCTACCTATTTCGTTACCTTGGAATGTCCACCCTGAAAGAGCACAAGACTGGAGAGACAAGCAAGACACTGATTTGGGAGCTAGAATGGCTGCTCAAGAGTGCGATTGTGACTTTGCAACCTCAGGTAACACCGTAATTCCTCCAGAAATTTTAACTTGGTACGAGGCCAATATGATATCCGAGCCAATCAATAGAGAAGGCCAGGAAAAAGCACTTTGGATTTGGGAATATCCCAAGCCCACCACGTACTATATGGTGGTAGCTGACGTAGCGAGGGGAGACGCAATGGACTACTCTGCATATCACGTTATAGATACAGAGACATTAACACAAGTAGCTGAATTTAAAGCTCAGACAGATACCAGGGTGTTTGCCAACGAGTTGATAGCAATAGCAACCAGATACAATCAAGCTTTATTGGTAATTGAAAACGCAAATATAGGTTGGGATGTAGTTCAAGGCGTGGTAGAGAGCGGCTATTCCAATATACACTTTAGCCACAGAACAGATAGCAACGCAGACTTGAATAGTTACTTACAAGTGCATTACGGAAACTCTACTTTGGTACCAGGATTCACCATGAGCACCAAGGTTAGGCCTTCAGTACTAGAAAAGATGAGAGATTTTATTGAAACCAAAACGGTAGTTATAAGATCGATTAGATTATTAGAGGAGCTTCGCGTATTTATATGGAAGAACGGTAAGCAACAGGCCATGTCAGGATACAACGATGACTTGGTTATGGCTTTCGCGATCGCTATGTATTTGAGAGAAACTTCTTTGAGATTTAGAAGAACGGCTGAAAGTTTAACTCACGCTACTTTAAATGCGTATACAAAAGCGGGAGAAGACAGCCCAATGTACCAATCTTATACTAATTATGGTCAAAATCCATGGAAACAAGAGATAGCAACTCCCATGGGACTAGAACAACAAGATTTAACTTGGCTTTTATAACAATATAATATGGCAGAGAACAAACAAGACAACCTATTTTCGGCACTAAGAAGACTATTCTCCACTGATGTCATTATCAGAGATTCTGGAGGTAAGAACTTAAGCGTAATAGATACAGAGCACATCCAGACTTCTGGTGTAATTCAAACTAACTCGTTAATCGATAGATTCCACAAGGTATACACTACGTCTACTGCTTATGGAGTTAACCTAAATCTAGCGCAGAACTACCAATCATCTCGTGTACAAATATACGCTGATTACGATGCAATGGACACTGATGCCATCATCGCTTCTGCTTTGGATATTATCGCAGATGAGTGTACTTTAAAGAACGATCAAGGTCAAGTATTACACATTACTTCTGCAGACGAAAACATTCAAAACATACTAGAAAACCTGTTCTACTCAGTAATGAACATAGAATTTAATCTATGGTCTTGGATTAGAAACATGTGTAAATACGGTGATTTCTATTTAAAATTAGAGATCGCAGAGAAGTACGGAGTTTACAACGTAATTCCATTTTCGGCTTACAATATCGTTAGACAGGAAGGCTTTAACCCTAAAAATCCAAACGAGGTAAGATTCAAATTTGATCCTAACGCTGCTATCAGTTCTACGACAGGATACACTTCGGCTTACAACAATCAAGATCCAGGAATTTGGTTTGATTTGTACGAAATGGCTCACTTTAGATTCTTGGGCGACGTTAACTATTTACCATACGGTAGATCTTACTTAGAACCGGCTAGAAAGCTATTCAAACAATACACTTTAATCGAAGACGCGATGTTGATTCATAGAATTACTCGTGCCCCAGAAAGAAGAACATTCTACGTTAATGTTGGAGCCATCCCACCAAACGAGGTTGAGAACTACATTCAACGTATGATCGGCAAGATGAAGAAAACTTCTCTTATCGACGCTCAAACTGGTCAATACAACATGAAGTTCAACCAACAGAACTTATTGGAGGACTTCTTTATCCCAGTTAGAGGCAACGATCAATCTACTAGAATTGACACCGCAAAAGGCCTTGAGTACAACGCTATCGAAGACGTTCAATACTTTAGAGAGAAACTATTCGCTGCTCTAAAGGTGCCTAAAGCATTCATGGGATACGAAAAAGACTTGACAGGTAAAGCAACGCTAGCCGCAGAAGACATTCGTTTTGCCAGAACAATCGAGAGAATTCAAAGAATCATTGTATCAGAATTAAAGAAAGTTGCATTGGTTCACTTGTACGCTCATGGCTACACTAACGAGTCTATAACCAACTTCGATATTCACTTGACAAATCCTTCCATCATATACGAGCAAGAGAGAATTGCTATGATGAAAGAGAAGATTGACCTTGCAAATCAAGCAGTTGAAAACTCTTCTTTACCTAGAGATTACATATGGAAGAACATATTTAATATCTCTGAGGACGAATTTAATGAGCTTGATGACCTTATTGTTGAGGATCAAAAGCGCAAATTTAGATACAAACAAATCTCCGAGGAAGGAAACGATCCTGCAGAAACAGGCCAAGCATTTGGTACTCCTCATCAGATTGCCAGTCTTTACGGAGGCAAAGGTGACGGATCTTTAGACGTTCCTAGAGGCTACGACGAGACAGATCCTAAAGAGCCGATGAAGGTTCCAGGAAGACCTCAAAAGTACAAATCTATATACGGAACTGACGAATCTCCATTTGGCAGAAGCGGAGTTTACGATATGGCTACTCAGAATGCTGAGACTAAAGAAGATAAGACAGGAGTCAGTTTTAAAGGAGGCGCTATGAACATGGAAAGCACTAAAGCAATCTATTTTCAGAACAAAAATTCAATAGAAAAGATGTTTGAAAAGCAAAACACTAGAAAAACGCAGCTTTTTGAACAATCTGACCTATTAAGCGAAGACAACATTATTGACAATCTAGATTAGAATATTTAGATATTTATTAGCAAGCCGATCAAAATAGCTATGGCAATTAAACATTCGAAATATCGTAACACCGGTATTTTATTTGAACTTTTAGTAAGACAGACAACTTCAGACCTTTTGAACAATCAGGACTCTAAAGCTGTCAAAATACTTAAAAAGCACTTTACCAATACAGAATTGGGAAAAGAGTACAGCCTGTACAGTGCATTCGTAACCAGCCCAAAACTTTCAGAAGCCAAGGCGGAGATTCTTATTTCTACTATTTTAGAGCAGTATAAGAAACTAAGTCACGAAACATTAAGCAAAGCAAAGTACAATCTAATCAAAGAAATTAAGAAGACCTACAACCTAGAAGACTTCTTTAAAGCCAAGATAGAGAACTACAAGCCTTACGCTTCTGTTTATACAATATTCGAATCTCAAAGCAGTCCAAACTCTGACACAAAACAGATAGTTCTAAACAAGATCAATTTATTGGAGCACATTACTCATGAATCTATCAAGGACATGCAAGCTCCACAATCAATGGTTGAGGAGTTAATGAACGAAGACAAAGAGATCAGAATTTTAACATATAAATTATTGGTTGAAAAATTCAATAAGAAATACCAAAGCCTTTCAGAAAGACAAAAGGGCATTTTAAAAGAATACGTAGCAAGCATTTCAGATTCTGCTAACTTAAGAAAGTTTTTAAACGAAAAGTTAAAAGAGATCAAGCAGGAACTTATAGAGCAAACTGAAAAGGTAAAAGACAAGGTTACCAAGATTAAAACTCAAGAGGTTATAAAGTTCATTAAGCCATTGAAAGAAGGCATCGCCATTAAAGACGAAACAATTACAGGACTATTACAATACTACGAATTAATCGACGAGTTAAAAAGAGTCTCTAAATAATGAAGAAACCTTTCAATAATCAACTTGCCACTCAAAGACTAAGAAGCGAAGACAGTGTAACTGGAGGAAATGCTCCTGCAAATACACAGGCTACTTTCAAAGCTGGAGACGGTATGCAGTACGCTACTAAGAAAGCTTTCAAAAAGAAAAACGAGGTAAAAGACGTAGAACCAAAACTAGCCGCAGGCAAAGCAGAGATATACGCTCAAAAAAAAATGGGATGGAAACCTGCACCATCTATTCCAAACAGACCATCTAAAGGCGGATTCCAATACAAGCAGATGTTTGAAGACATGGAAGAGGGAGTACTTCAACCAGTAAACCTGGACAAAGATTCTCTATCTCCAATGGAATACCAACAAGCACAAAAATACGAGAACTTTAACGAAAACGATTGGAGCTTTGACGACGTTTCTAAAAGATATATCAAAAAGCAAGCAGAGCCTGATCAAGAAATGCAGACCGAAGACGAAGAGAAAAAGTACTACGTTAAAGTTTCTGTTAGGGACGCAAAAAGAGCTTTAGACGTACTTAGAGACAATCCAAGTTATAGAGGCGTAGAGTTAAACGGGTCTGATACGTACTACACGGCTGACGAAGATTTGGCATACGATATGATGATGGACTTTGGAACTCAAGATATCGAAGTTATAGGCGACAATTTTAGCGATAGTCATTTATACGGTAGCGAAGATTTAAACGAAGCTTTGACTTACAATAAATTTAAAAGAGAAGCAGCAACAAGACCTAACAAAGACGCTTTACACGAGGCGTTAAAATTAATAAACAAAAAGTTACACGAAATAAACAGGTTAATGGAGTACTCTACCAACATGAGAATGGAATTGGAAGAGGACTATAGTCCAAGAACTGGTAAGGTTGTGAATAAGCTAGAAATACAACTAGCTGAAATTTACAAAAAGGTTAAAAGTTTAAAGTAATATGGACGAAGTTAAAAGATTGCAAGAGTTGTCAGGTATAACAAAAGAAGACATTGCTATTTCAGATGTTAAACTTAAAAAACTATTGAAAGTTAATGGATTCGAATCCGTGTACGATCATATACAGCGAATAAGTCCAAAAGATTCAGCAAAAGTAGCTGAAGGCATGGAAATTATAATTGATAATTGGAATTGCGCTCCAAATGGAGGAGTAATTGACTATATTATAAAATACTTAAGACAAAAGTAACATGGCAAAAATAAAGTCAGCAGGAGGCAGTGAAAAATTAGTTTTCGGAAAAAGAAAATCAGGGCAGCCTGGCGGTAAAAAAAGTTATAACAAAAGCAGTCCAAGACCAAAAGCATATCGCGGACAGGGAAGATCATAATATTTATAAGCATGACAACAGCAATACTATTCAAAAAGCACAGAGCAGGAGAAATCAGCAAGGAGAAATTCTTGTACGAAGTTAGAAGGGACCAACAGTTACCTTTTATCACTAATATGACCTCTTACGAAGACTCTATCAAGATCCTTAAAAACAAGAGTATCGTTAAAGAAGCGAGTGCTCAAGACAATATACATCCTTACACTTTAAAAAGAGGCACTGAAGCCGAATTGTTAAAGGGCGGAGAAATTACCAACCTTGCTTACGCTAAAGCTGTTGCAACGGCTACAAAGAAATTAGCAAAAGATCCAACTGCTTACGACGATTTACATATCTCTAACTCGGCTAAGATAGAAAAAGCTGACGCTAAATTAGGTATGACTCCAGTTAAAGGCGAAAATTTTGTAGATAAGCATAATGGCATGAAGAAAGTTAAAGGCTTTCACGATGCTAAGTCAAACACAAAAGCTTCTAAGAAAGAGAATAAGAGAGGTAATCCAAAAGGAGTTAAGATGATGAAAGAGTCTTCTCAATTGGATATCTTAAAAGATCTTCTTTCTAAAAAAAAAGTTGAATTAACTGAGGATATGCATCCTACTTACGGTATGGGCCAAGAGGTTCCATTGCCTGAAGAAGACGCTAAACAATATAAAAGTAAAACCGGTATTGTAAAAGATATTTTTGGTGGTACTTTAGAATTAGAAATACAAAGAGAAGGAGAAGAGCCTTTAATTATCAATAGACAAGTTAACGTAATCGACAAGGCCAAAGAGCTGGCAAACGTAAAATCTCAATCTGACGATAAAGCGTCAAGAGACAAAGCGTGGTCAGATTGGGAAGAAAGAGGAGAAAAAACATTCGCGGGAGTCGTAGATTTCCCGTCTAAGATAGACGCCGATCGTCAAAAGAAAACTATGGGAATCGTTGAGAAGTTAAGAAAGTTTTTAAAGAAGGACAAAAAGACAGACGTAGGCGAGGCCATGGATATCGTAAAAGGTAAAAATGCAGCCGGAGAAGATATTACTTTAGACTTAGTGCCAGCTGGAAAAGGCAAACAAAAAGCTCAAATGTACAAACAAAAGGGAATTAAAACAGCAACCTCAACAACCGCAGCGTAATGGCAAAACAATTACTTATAGAGACTGCTTACTTTACTCCTACAGTTTCATTGAACGAGAGTAGAAGACACACAAACGGTAACCTAATAGTTAGCGGACAAGTGCAAGCATGCGATAAGCCAAATGCCAACAAAAGAATATACCCCTACGAAGTACTATTTACGCAAGTAGAAAAATACATCAACGGACCTATCAGAGAAAATAGAGCTTTAGGAGAATTGGACCATCCAGAATCTACCATTATCAATTTAAAGAACGTTAGCCACAACATCGTTAAACTTTGGTGGCAAGACAAAGATCTTTACGGTCAAATAGAAATCCTACCTACACCATCAGGAAATATCCTTACCCAACTTTTTGCGAATAACATTACAGTCGGTATTTCATCAAGAGCTTTAGGATCGGTTATTCCTATCGGCGAAGGTTTGGTTCAAGTAGAAGACGACTTGGATCTTATTTGTTGGGACTTTGTATCTACCCCATCAACTTACGGAGCTTATATGAAGCCGGTTGCCAACCCAAGCACACCAGGTCTTAGAGAATCAATCGATTTACAGATTGCTAATGCAAATACGTACGAAAGAGCAAGCCGTCTTATTTCAGACCTGATCTGTTCTCAGAGCGGAGTTTGCTGTTTAACTAGATAAAAACTTACGTTTTCGTCAAATTTACCGTATTTATTGGTACATGCGCCGATTTCTAATGCGGTAGCTAATCGAATTATATCTACATATTGCTTCACATTACAATAAGCAATCAGAACACTCATTATTTTATAACAAATGGAAAATTTGTACAAAGAGGCAATTGCAGACGCAAAAGCACTAAGAGCTAGCGCCATGGCTAACGCCAAAGCTGCTTTAGAAGAAGCATTTGAACCTAAATTAAAAGAAATGTTCCGCAAAACCGTTGAAGAAGCTGCTGACGAAATGGACGAAGCTGAAGAAATGGACGAAGCGAAACATAAAGTCGAGGAAAAGAAGCACAAAAAAGATGCTGAAGAACTTGACGAAGCTGACGAAATGGATGAAGCTGAAGAAATGGACGAAGCCGAAGAAATCGATGAGGCTGAGGAAATGGACGAAGCTGAAGAAATGGATGAAGCTGACGAAATGGACGAAACGTCTTTAGAAGAAATCTTAGGTGAACTTGAAGCATTAGCTAACGAAGGTGAAAACCACGACGGCGAAATGGAAGAGGGCACAGAAGAAGAAATGGAAGAAGGCGAAGAAGACATGAACTACGAAGCAAAGTCTGAAGAAGACGGCGAAGAAGAAGTTGAAATGGACGGAGAAGAAGAAATGGACGGCGAAGAAGTTGAAGGTGAAGAAGAAAAAGTAATCACTATCACTTTAGGTCAATTAAAAGACATTTTAGCTCCGTATCAAGGTGAAGAAGAAGGTACAGAAGGCGCTGAAGGCGAAGAAGCAACCGACGACATTAACTTAGACGAAATTTTTGCTGAATTAGAAGAGGCTTCAAAAGAAAAAGTTGAAGAAAAGAAAGAAAAAATGAAAGCTGATAAAGACGAGATGGAAGAGCAAAAACAATTGGAAGTTCCTGGAACTGAAAAACAATTGAAAGAAGCAAATCAAACAATCTCTTATTTACAAACTCAATTGAAAGAAGTTAACTTATTAAATGCTAAGTACTTATTCATGAACAAATTGTTTAAAGCTAAATCATTAACTGAATCTCAAAAGATCAAAGCTATCAACGCTTTCGATAGAGCTACTACAGTTAAAGAAGTTAAAAACACATTTGCTACTTTAAACGAGTCTTTCGCTGTTTCTAAAAAGAAATCAATAAACGAAGGTTTTGCTTCTCAAGCAGCTGGTATCGCACCTAAGCAGACACAAACGATCGAATCAGATCCTTTTATCTCTAGAATGCAAGTATTAGCTGGTATTAACAAAAAATAAAAATTAAATTCCATAACAAATGGCAAACTTAGTACAATCATTATTAAATGAGTCCGCTCAGAACGCTCAACAAGCTCAGTATACTGTAGCTCAGAAGCTTTCTAAGAAGTGGGCAAAATCTGGCCTTTTAGAAGGTTTGGAAGGAAACGACCAAGCTACTATGGCTATGATCCTAGAAAACCAGGCTAAGCAATTAGTAACTGAGTCTTCTCAAACAGGCGGCGGTATCACAAACGGCGCAACTTTCACAGCTGGTACTGGTGAACAATGGGCTGGTGTAGCTTTACCTTTAGTTCGTAAGATCTTCGGTCAAATCGCTGCAAAAGAGTTCGTTTCTGTTCAACCAATGAACTTACCTGCTGGATTAGTATTCTATTTAGATTTCCAATACGGAAATACTAAAACTCCTTTCACTGCTGGTGATTCTTTATACGGTACAAACACAGCTAACTTCGGTAACGCTGCTGCAGGTGCTTTATATGGCGCTGGTCGTTTTGGATATTCTACTAACCAATTCTCAGCTTCAATTGCTGGTGTAGCGGTTAGTGCAACTGCTGGTGCTTTCGCAACGGCGTCTTCTAAAGAAATAGATTTCAATAGCGATTACACAGCTTCTTTAGCTGCTCAAGAAATTAAGAAAATTAGCTTCGCTACTTCTTCTTTAGCTAATTTCGATATCGATGGTATTCGTGCGTTCACAACTTTCTCTGGTTCAGTTGTAGCTTCTGATAAGACTTTACAACAATTTACAGTTATTGACGGTGGAAACATTTCTTTCTTTGTAACTGGTTCTTCTACAGTGCTTTCTGGATCTGCTCAAACTTGGACAGTAAACTATAACAAAGCAACTGATTTCGCTACAAGAGGTGATTTTGAAGACAGAACTGCTACTCAAGGCTTCTCTGTTCCTAACGCTGCTTCAGCTACTTCAATCGTTATCCCTGAGATCAACGTTCAAATGAAGTCTCAAACTATCAGCGCTAAGACTAAAAAGTTAAAGGCACAATGGACTCCAGAATTCGCACAAGATTTGAATGCTTATCATTCTTTAGATGCTGAAGCTGAATTAACAGGTTTATTATCTGAGTACATCTCTTTAGAGATCGACTTAGAAATCTTAGATATGTTAATCCAAAACGCTCCAATAGTAGAGTATTGGTCAGCTAAGGTTGGTGATCAAATCAACGCTGCTAAAACTGCGTTCACTTCTAATACAAGTGGTTTGTATTACAACCAAATGACTTGGTTCCAAACTATTGGTATCAAGTTACAAAAAGTTTCTAACATCATCCACCAACGTACTTTACGTGGCGGCGCTAACTTCATGGTAGTTTCTCCAGCAGTAGCTACAATCTTGGAATCAATCCCAGGATTTGCAGCTGATACTGACGGTGCAGCAGATACAATGAAATATGCATTCGGTGTTCAGAAAGTAGGTGCTTTAAACAGCCGCTACAAAGTGTACAAAAACCCTTATATGACTGAAAACGTAATCTTATTAGGATTCCGTGGTACTCAGTTCTTAGAAGCAGGTGCTGTATACTCTCCATATGTTCCATTGATCATGACTCCATTAGTGTACGATCCAAATACATTTACTCCACGTAAAGGTATCATGACTCGTTACGCGATGACTATGATCCGTCCGGAATTCTACGGTTTAGTAGTAGTATCAGATTTACAAGTAGTTTAATCTATTTTAAGATCTATATAATAAGAAAGGCCCAACGTAAGTTGGGTCTTTTTTTATGCATATTTATCTAGAAAGGTAGCGAATGACTGATACGAACTCGATTTCAAAAAAGTCTCCAAAAAATCCAATTAAGTTTTTAATTCCACTGAACGAGGAGCAAAAGCAAGCCAAGTCAATAATTCTCGATAACAAAATAACAGTTTTAAAAGGACAAGCCGGATCCGGTAAATCCATGTTAGCTGCACAGATCGCCTTAGATCTTTTGTTTAGAAAAGAGATAGAGAGAATTATTTTAACCAGACCAGCTGTAACTTCTGGAGAGGACATAGGTTTTTTACCTGGCACCAAAGAAGACAAATTAGCACCTTACACCGCGGCCATATACGATAACATGTATAGGCTTTACAATAAAGAAAAGATAGACAAAGAATTGACAGACGGTCGCATAGAAGTAATTCCTTTGGCTTTTATGAGAGGACGCAATTTAAGTAATTGTTTGGTTGTAGTAGACGAAGCCCAAAATATTACAAATAGACAGATGGAGCTTTTGTTGGGCAGAATATGCGTTGGAACTAAAATGATTGTTTGTGGAGACGCGGCTCAAATTGATCTTAAGGACAGAAAAATGAGTGGCTTCCATTTTATATGTACCAATTTCAAAGAGGTACCAGGATTCGAAGTAGTCACTTTGAAGACCAACCACAGAGATCCAATAGTGGAAAACATATTGGAAATATACAAGGCACACGAATAGTTTTTGCTTATTGGGGTTTTACCCATTACGTAAATATTTATTTGAAAGCATTTAATGGCAAATCCATCAATATACGACGGAACACCTATTCCAATCTCAGGTTCCACCCCCTTCGGTTACTACGATTTAGACGCACAATTTCAGTCGGACGGACCAAAAGTAGCCAATTACTGCGCTAGAAAGCTGGGTTACCCGGTTATGGACGTGGAATTACAGGACGTGAACTTCTACACATGTTTTGAAGAGGCCGTATCAGTATACTCAGAAGAGCTTTATCAATCTAAAATAAAGGACAACTACCTAGGTTTGGAAGGAGCACCAACAGGTTCTCAATTAAATAATACAGTAGTCGTACCTTCTTTGAATTCTATAGTTACCATTGCGGATAACTACGGAGCTCAAATTGGCATTGGTGGTACCATAGAATACTATAGTGGATCTTTAGCTCTAACTGCTAGCATCCAAGTTTACGACATGCAAAAATGGGCTGTAGACAACGGATATATTAGCGGTAGTGATAGAATTGTTATTCAAGAGGTTTCTTATAAGGGAAATCCTGCAGTAAATCAATACTACGATCCATTCATTGGAGGCTCTATCAACTATCAAGGTGCAACGGAGAATTTCGGTTGGTCTAGCTACTCTCCAGGTTTGAACTTTACTTTATTCCCGGTTTATTGGGACATTCAAAGAATTCAAGAGATCGAGATGTCTAATACTGTTAGAAGATCTTGGTTCTCTTTTGAAGTCACAAATAACAAGCTTACAATTTTACCAAAGCCTGAAAGTAACGATATGGTTATTTGGATCAAGTACTCTAAAAAGTCAGACTTCTCAGATCCTACAAAAAATAGTCCTTACGGAACTAACAAAAGCTTGGTAACAAATCCTTCTAACGTTCCTTACGGTACAATTACTTACGTTCAAATAAATCAACCAGGAAAACAGTGGATATTCGAATACACATTGGCATTGGCTTCCGAGCTATTAGGTTTGATTAGAGGAAAATACACTCAAGTTCCTGCACCAGGTTCTGAAGTAACATTGAACGGTGCTGACCTAATTTCTAAGGGTCAAGCACAACAACAGGCTTTACGTGAAAGACTTCGTCAAGATTTTGAAGACATGAGTCGTAGAGCGCAATTAGAAAGAAAACAATCGGAAAATCAATCCATCTCAAGTACTTTAAGTGAAGTACCTATGATGGTTTACTTAGGATAATATGGCATTATTTGGATCTTCTAGAGATGTGAGTACCTTCAAGGGAATCGCAAAAGAGTTGTTGGAAAATGTAATTTCTCAACAAGTGGGTTATTACAAGTACATGTTAGGAGATACTGCAAAAAATGTTTACGGAGAAGCTACTGCTAGATATTACGTAGGACCAGTATTGATAAACTGTTTAATAGAAAGAGGAGAATTCAACGTAGTAAGAAAAGAGTCTTTGGGACCTGACTCAATTAGGGACGCTACATTTAGGTTTTTAAAGGATCATCTGCAAGACGCTAATGTAGTTCCAGAAATTGGAGATGTAATTATGTATAACGAACTTTATTACGAAGTAGACAACGTTAACGAAAATCAATTGATACTCGGTAAAGATCCTAATTACGCTTACTCAGACGGTTTAAATGAATTTGGTAGTTCGTTCTCGATAATAGTAACAACACACTACACAAGCGGAGATAAGCTTGGTATTAACCAACAAAGATTGTAATGAACCAAGTAGTAAGACCACAGAATAGAAAGGAGTTCATGAACAAGTTGATTGTTCCATACGCACCCGAGTACGGCAATCCTAATACTGTGTTTTCTGAGCCTACAAAATTAGGTCAACCTGAAAAGAATAGAGCTTTAGACTACAGTTTAAAAGGAGATAAAGACAAAGAGTTCAAGATTGGAATGGAGGATCTTACTCATGCTGTACAATACTATTTCGACGACGTATTAAAACTATTCGTTACGCAAAACAATACGAAGATAAAAGTACCGGTAATTTACGGAAATCCAGAAAACTGGAAGAGCGTACAAGAAGACGGCTATTATAGAGATCAAGAGGGAAAAATGTTTGCTCCGTTAATCATGTACAAGAGAACAAGCACAACACCAAATAGAGGTTTAGGAAATAAATTGGACGGTAATAAAGTTCATAACGTACAGCTTTTTGAAAAGAAATGGAATAGCAGAAACAACTATGGTAATTTTACGGTACTATCAGAAAGAACTCCAGAAAAAGAATATGTAGTAGCAATTACTCCTGATTACGTTACTATTGAATTCGAATGTTTGATGTGGACTTATCTAGTTGAACAGATGGACAAATTGATTGAGATACTTAATTTCTCTTCAAGATCTTATTGGGGAGATCCTAATAGATTTCAATTTTACAGTCAAATAGAAACATTTACAGACGACATTGCATACGAAGTCGGAGAGGACAGAGCAGTAATGAGTAGATTCAATTTGACTTTAAACGGATATTTAATACCAGAGAGTATCAACAAAAGCTTAGCCAATTCGACCAGATACTTTGGAGCCTCACAAATACTTTTTGGTATGGAAGTGGCTTCAAGCACAGCTCAACAAACTGAGAATATGAAAAAACCACAATTTAAACAAAATAGCAGAGTGCTTGCGGCTGACTCTATTAATAACTTAGTAACTTTAGGCGGCGTAGATACTGGAACTTTACAGTATTTGATTTTAAATTTACAAGTAGTTGGATCTTACGTAAACTCTACACAAGTCGTATTCAACAAAGGTTGGGCAGTAGCTCCTACTTCTTTGCCTAGTAATAACATAGACAACTTTACTTTCTTTATAAACGGTCAACACTTAGAAAAGACCGCTATAACTACCTGGCAAGACAACGGCGTTGGAACTTCTACTTTAATTGTAGATCCTGCCATTTTAAAATACAGTTTTGATCCAACCGATTTAATCATAGCAATAGGTAAATTCTCAGCGTAATGGCTCAATTTTATAATAAACAGCTATCCTTCCCATTATCGGGTTCCTTTACAGGTTCCTTTAGCGGATCCTTTACCGGACAAGCTACTGGATCTTTTACTGGGTCATTCTCTGGTAACGGTAGCGGATTGACTAACATTTCTGCGAGCAATATCGTTGGTTTGAATCTTTCTCAAATAGCAAGTGGTAGTTTTACGGCATCAATATCTCCAAATAATGGATTCGTTGTTAATACGAGCGCTTCATTCACAGGTAGTTTGTCGGTAAGCGGAAACATTACAGCTTCTAATGCTTTATTTACTGGAACTATAACCGCTCAAAGATTAGTAGTCCAAACAATTAGTTCTTCTGTAATTTATAGTTCAGGTTCTAATATTTTTGGAGACGATACGTCCGATCAACAAACTTTTACTGGTTCTGTTAATATTTCCGGTTCTTTAAATTTAACAGGTAGCGCAACAATGAATGCGGGGCTTATTGTCTCTCAATCAATAAATGCATACAACATAAACGCAGGCTATCCAACTTCTAATCAATGGCAAACCAGTTTAAACGGATCTTACTTTAATAACTTCACAACTCAAACAGACGTGTCAGAGATACTTAGATTTTTGGCCGGATTGCTATCGGCTTCCGCTCCTGACGCAAGTCCAAACACAAGAACTTTTGGATCTTATACTGCAACAGCGCAAAACACCACAACAGGCACAGTTACTGCTGGTAGCGTTCCTCAAAGCACTAGTAACGCGACACTAATATATCTACAAGGAAAAGGATTCGCAACTACAGGAAGCACGATATTCGCAGGTATAACGCCTATATACACTTCTACAAGTTACGGATACACTTACACTAGCGTAGCATCTGGAAGTACTGTAGCAACTTCCTCTGCCGATGCGCAATTATTTGGATTAGGACCATTATTAAGTGGATCTCCAACTAATTTCAAAGTTTCTGGATCTTTCTCTTTCAAGTTTTTAAATAGCGCCACTAAAGCAACGACCGCCACGTCTTCTTCTGCTACTTTAATTACTCAAACCGGAGCAGGTACAACATCAGGAGTTACTTTAGCAAAAATTAATACTTCTAATCCAGCGGTAATTCCAGCTGCGTATCAAGACGGTAAATTTGCTTCTGTATTTTCTCCAGCTATTTATCAAGCCTCTTTAGATTATACCGGTTCTGGTTACTATCACATATCGACTTCTATTATAATTGCTAGTGGATCGAGTCCTTACACGAATCCTACTAACAGTAACGCCGAGATATTCTACGCTCCATTAACTACGATATCTACAAACGTTCCAGCAAATACAATTACTGCGGCGGCAGCTTCTGCTTCTCTATCTGCAGTTTCAAGATCTTTAAGTGGAGCTCCTTATTTGAGTGGTTCTACTTATAACGTTTCTAGTTCTGTTACAGGCGCTTTTAATCCTCTTTATTTTGCCGGCACCAACTTAGCATATCAAACAGTTTCAGGAACTGGATTAACGCAAACTTCTGGAACTACTACTATTTCTACAGCTGGTGGAACTATACAAACCGCAAATGCCGTATATGACTCTACGGGCGTAACTGCTAGAGCGACTTCAACAATTCCTTTTGAAACAGACCGTATTAAATTAAATGGTCTTTATACATTTGCTGCTAGTACAAATACCAATATAGCTCAGATAGGTTTAACTCCTGTTACTTTCACAGTTACAACAAATGCTACCAATAAAAACGCAGCCGCTTCAACTTACGATACTCAAACGATCTACTATCACTCTACTGGATCATTTGGTCAAAACGCAACCAGCGGATCTTTAGCATACTTCGGTAGAGGTCAAGGTACAGATACTTCTACCGCTTTAATTGAATCATTCTTGGGTGAAAGTTATCGTTTACAATTGACCGATAGCATTTTAACTTTTAGTGGATCCTTCTGGAACACTGGATCTGTTTATGGTAACTTAGGCGCAACTGATCTTCAAGTAAAACCTGGATACTTAGTAAAACCTGGAGGCGCTTACGGATATTGGTTGCCAAATCCATCTTCTGCGAGCGCTTACAAATACTACGTTAGAAAGTTCACGACTTCTGGAACTAAGACTTCGATGACCTTAAATTTGGGTCAAACTTTGGTTAACTGGGACGCAACCACTGCGACAGCAATATCCGTAGCATTACTATTCGAATCTTCAAACAGTTCAATATACACGCCCGCTAGATTTTACGACCCAGCAAACTTGTTATCGAATTTAGTTTCAGGAAGTATTACAGCAAATACTGACGGTAAAAATCCATTTGGTTCTGCTATAGCTCTTTATGGTAATACTGGTGGATCTTTAGCAAGCACTACTTATACTATACCGATTAGAAATGCTGATGGAATGATTTTAAACTCACAATACGACGAAGTATACGTTATAGTTAAGTACAACGGAGACCCGACTCCAATAACGGGAATAACAGTAACATTTAGTTAATATTTAATATAGATGGCAATAGATAGCGTTAAAAAATCCTCCAGGTTCCTACAAAGTAGAAGGTATACTCATGAAACGCTCTTAGATTCTCAAGAAGCGTTTACTTCTACGTTGGACATAAACTCTAGCGAAGTTTATACGGATGCAGCTTTGATCCCATCTAGCAGTTTACCTTTTAGTGGTAGCTCTCAAGATTTATCGGTATACAGCTCTGGTGGTAAGCAGGTAATGAAGTATTACTATCGCAAGAAGTTAACCAAATCCGACTTAAACAACGAGGTTTGGTTCTTTACAACTCCAAGCGGATCAAGTACTGGTATCGGTGCTCAGCTATTGGATGCTGGTCAACAAGGCAGTTTTGTATCTCCAAAGTATTCGGTTCCATCTTTGTCCAACGCAAATACGGAAGACAACCCTGCCGGTTATTTGGCAAAAGTATTCGTTTCAACAAATGCGAGCACACCAGCTGCAGGTGATCAAATCTCTGTTAACAACTATGCCTTCGATTACAAGACCGGTGTTTTAGAGTTCAGCTCTTCTGCCGTAATGCCTAATAACAGTCAGTACGTTTACATCTCTGTTTATCAATACGTAGGAAGCACACTAAATACTTCTCTAGGATCTTTGACAGGATCTTTCACTGGATCTTTCTTTGGCAACGGCGCAGGCATTACTAACATCTCTGCTAGTAGCATCAATGACCTGAATCTATTTAGAATAGGCACAGGAAGCATATCTGCAAGCGTTAACGTAGGCCCAACAGTATTCACAATAACTTCTGCAAGTAGCACCCTATTCAGTCTAAGCAACAGCGGAAGCATAACAGTGAACGCTACTGGATCTGTTCCACACTTCTTTTTAATTACAAGTGGTAGCAAGAACGTTTTCAAAATAAACAATGAAGGTACTGTAGAAAATAAAGTCTTCGAAAACAATTATGTTCCAACAGCCCAGTACGGCGGTATATACTTTACCAGTCAATCTGTTTATGTTGGATTAGATCAGGCTACATTTAGCTAAAGTCACAATATTTATAAGTAGTTTAAAAACAGAAACACATGCCGGCAACCTGGAAAAAAGTCATCGTTAGCGGTTCATCAGCCGAACTTGCTAACCTTAACGTCAATAACAAATTAGTAACTAGCGCGTCTTTACAAATAAGTAACGCGGCCGGTTCAGTAATTAATCAAATCTCTAGCTCTTTTAATGCTACTTTCCTTTCGGGTAGTTTTAGTGGATCTTTCTACGGAGCTATGACAGGAAGCACTACGGGATCTTTCAAAGGATCGGCTACTGCATTCGGAGATTTCTCTGGATCTTTTACAGGTTCGGCTATATTATCTGGACAATTTAGTGGTTCTTTCTCAGGATCTGCTACTTTACCTAGTTTAACTCAAGGCGTAGGTATTGTTCCTTTCACGTACTCTGGTAGTTTACCTGCAACAGTTGCCATTCAAGGCGCAGCTTCTTTGACAAACAACTTGCTTCCTAAGTGGAATGGTACTGGATTCTCTAACTCAAACATTACGGACAACGGTACGCTAGTAACTATTGGATCAGGCGCTACTTCAGGTGTAACAGTAGCAGCTGGTGGTATTAATGTAACCGGTAACTCTATATTCAATCAGAACTTAATTGTAACAGGCGACTTAACAGTTGCTGGTACAGCTAGCTTCCAAAATACTGAAAACGTATTAATCGCTGATAAGTTCATCTTATTGGCTTCTGGATCTACTTCATTGACAGACGGCGGTTTCATTATCGCAAGTTCAACAGCACCAGGCGGAGCATCAGGATCTGCTTTCTTTATTGAATCTGCAACAGCCGGAGCTTTCGGTCGTTTTGCGGTAGCATACAATGTACACGCTAGCTCTTCAACAGTAGCTGCGGACGAATACATGGTAACTTCAAAAATAAACGCTGGTAATCCATCGGATGCAACTCCTCCAACTTGGGGTAGTACAACAAACGGATTGGGTAACATGTGGGTGAACTCAATCACATCGGACATATTTATCTGGGCATAATAAAATTTATAAAAAACGTTATGGGATTTAGTTTTTCTAAAAAAGTGGGGCAAAAAGAACCACAAAAAGAGATGGAGGCAATACAATCAATGCCAACTTCTAATACTACTGAGAACAGTACAAATCAATTACAACTTAATAGACCAGAAGTGGAAGCCTTGCTCGTAATGATCAAGGAGTCCACTTTTAAGGGCGATCAGGTAGAGCACGTGTACAATCTAGTATTCAAACTTCAAGAGTACTACAAGAGCTTAACCGATTAGCGCAATATTTATTTACAGCAAACTTGTTAATTAGTTTCTAGAAATAGAATCTCGTTATTGGCCACGAAAGTGGAAGTGGGCAGTACAAACTGTAACCAACCGTAATTAGAAGAAAATATGCCATCATGGAAAAAAGTCGTAGCTTCTGGGTCTGACGCCAGTTTTAGCTCCGTATCGGTAGAC